ATCGCCACAAAGACGAGCAACGGGACGGCGGTTTTCACCGTCACGGAGACGGGGGCGTACACGGTCACGGCAACAAAGAACGGGCAGACGACGAGCGGCTCGGTCAATGTCGTTTCCTCCGCGACCTCCTACTCGCTGACGCTCTCTTTCGTGAGCTCTACGCTCAACAATAACGAGTGGAGCGTTATCAAGTCCGTTTCCGACGCGGGACAGGGCGCGAACTATTGGAGCATCGGCGACCGAAAGGCGGTCACGCTTAACGGCACGGTCGGAAAGCTCTCGCTCTCGAATGTCACGACCTACGCTTTCATTATCGGCTTTAACCATAACGCAAGCGTCGAGGGCGCAAACCGCATCCATTTTCAGCTTGCAAAGACCGCGCTCTCCGGCGGTACGGACGTGTGTTTCTGCGATAATCAATATGGCCCGGATAGCGGATGGTCGTCCCCGGGTGCGGGCTATTTCGTTATGAACGCGAGCAACACCAACTCCGGCGGATGGAAAAGCTCGCAAATGCGTACAAACATTTGCGGGACGAGCCTCTCGAGCTATTCCGGGACGATTATTGCAGTCATTCCGGCGGCGCTCCGTGCCGTCCTCAAGTCCGTTACAAAGTACACGGACAATACGGCAAACGGCGGCGGCTCGACGGCGAGCTACGTCACGGCGACAACGGATTACTTTTTCCTCCTCTCGGAGTTCGAGGTTTTCGGTAGCATTTCCTACGGAAACACGAACGAGAAGAACAAACAAGCGCAGTACGCCTATTATTCCGCCGGGAATAGCAAAATCAAGTACAAGCACAACGGCACGAGTACCGCCGCTCGTTGGTGGCTCCGTTCCCCGGGTGCGAGCGCCTCCGGCGGTTTCGTGCTTGTGGACGCCGACGGGACAGTCTACACCGACCGCGCGCTCTATTCCCTCGGCTTCGCGCCCGGCTTTTGCGTATGAGGAATAAGCGTATGGAATATATCGTATATAAGCGCTTCCGTGGGCATGGCATTGATGGAGAATTTAATCTCCGGTACGGAACGGCGGTATCGGAAATTGAAGGGTTCCTGTTTACAGCGGACGGCAGGCGGATATGCGCTGCGACGTCTGAAAACGGATGGGAGCATTTCAGGCAGAATACACCAGAGGGCGCGATGCGGCAGAAAATGATTGAACGCCTCTACCGCTGGTATGAAAAAAACGGCTGCTGTGAAGACTTTACGGATGAAAAATGGCCGGGGCAGGAAAACGGGTATTGGAAGAATCGGTTGAGAACAGCAAGCACAGAGCGATTAGAGAAAATCTATCAAGAGAAATTTGGAGGGACGCCATGTATGCAGTAAAACAAGACGGCGCATTTGCCGGGTATGCGGACAGCATTGTACCCATCCGACTGCACAGCAACGGTTGCTATGTACCGTGCAAGGAAGCAGAAGCTGATGGTTTTTGCGCTAAGATGGCTGTGACTATTACGGATGAAGAAGGAACTGAACATCAGGTGCTTTCTGACATGGTGTTTCATCTCGCCGGTTACACGTTGAAAGGTACTGAGCCAGAAGGCAGCTATGAGGAAATGGGTGCAGCATTGCCGCTGACGGATGCAGAGACCGCCGCGAAGATCCTGCTCGGGGAGGCGGAATAACATGAGCACCTACACCGAGCGGGCGCGGGCGCTGCGCCCCTATATCGTCAAAAGCGCCGCCAGTCTCACTGACGCCGACGCGAGTCTCGCGCCGGAGCTTTTCACCCGCCTGACCGGCTCCGGCAGCCTCGTCAAAGCCGGCATGCGCATCAACTGGGGCGGCACCATCAAGCGCGCCGCCTCCGACCTCTGGGACACGGCCCAGAACACCCCGGACGCCGCCCCGGCCCTCTGGGAAGACATCGCCTACAAGCAGGGCTTCCGCCTCATCCCCGAGACCATCACCGCCGGCCTTGCCTTCTCCAAAGGCGAAAAAGGCTGGTGGCAGGACGAGCTCTACGAATCCCTGCTCGCCGCCAACGTCTGGAACCCATCCGTTAACCCGGACGGGTGGAAGAAGATCACGGAAGAAGGTACATAGCCATGGACACCAAGACCATCATCGTTACCCTCGTCTGCGCCGTGCTCGGCTCGTCCGCGCTGACGGCGGTCGTCAATGCCGTCGTCAGCGCGGTGCAGAAAAAGCGCGGCAAGGCCACGACGCAGGAGGCGCACCTGGCCGAGATCGACAAAAAGCTCGGGAAAATGCAGGAGCATCAGGACGAGCAGTATCTGGCAATCCTCCGGCTGACCATCATGTCGGAGGAAATGCCAATGGCCGAACGCCTGATAGCCGGGAAGAAATACGTCAAGCTGGGCGGCAACGGCGATGTAAAAAAGTTTTTGCACCAGCTCGAAAAGCAGTGTGAGCACAATGGAGTTTAGCAAGAAGTGGCTGATCTGCAGCGCGCTCGTCAGCCTCGCGCTCATCATCGCCTGCGCGGCAGGCGCAGACCTGACGGAGATCACGCTTGCGGTGCTGGCTGAAACAACAGCTTCCAGCGGATTCTATCTCTGGAAGGCCAAGAACGAGAACCGCGCGAAGTACGCGCAGAAGTACATGGATAAATGGGCTGAGAAATACGGCCCGGAAGCGGCGGCACGCATCGCGGAGATCGTGCTGAAAGATTGAAAGGAGCATACATATGGAAAACATCAAGAAGCGGCTCGGCAATCTGCTGAGCGTCAAATCCATCGTCACGCTGGTGCTGACGGCGGTATTTGCGTACATGGCAGTCGCCGGGAAGATCTCGCAGGACTTTATGATGGTATATACCGTCGTGATCGCGTTTTACTTTGGCACGCAGAGCCAGAAAGCGCAGGACGCCATCGATGCGGCAGGCAAACCGCAGGAGGACGCGCAGAAATGAGTATCAAGATCGGACAGGCCAGCCTCGGCGAGACAGGCGGCCACGGGCAGCAGCCCGGAAACCAGACGGGCCGGGAGCTGAATTTCTCCACGTGGTATCCAGCCGTGTGGCTGGGAGTGCTGCGGTTCAAGGACCCGGCAAAGGCGGAGCTGGCCGCGAAAGCCTGCGAGGCCGGCGTGAAGAACAAGAATATCGGCTACGATATGGACAATCGTAACACCGCGTATGCGGCGGCAAAGGCCGTTGGATGGGATCTGAGCAAGATCACAAAGCCGGTGGAGACGGACTGCTCGGCACTTATGATGCTGTGCGCCATCTCGGCAGGCGTGCACAAGCTGGAGGATCTTTTCCGGCGGCAGGGAAACAGCTGCACCACCTACTGCATGCGGCACGACTGGCCGCAGACGGGAGAGTTCGAACTGCTGACTGCGGCCAAGTATCTCAAGAAGGACGAGTATCTGCTGCGCGGCGACGTGCTGGTATCCAGCGGGCACACGGTCATGGTGCTGGAGGATGGGAAACACGGAGAGGAGGAACGTGAAGTGGTAGAAAAAAGCAAGATCATCGTGGACGGCAAGGAAGTCGCCGTTGAGCGTATCCTGAAAAACGGTACGAACTACGTCAAGGTGCGCGATATCGCCGCCGCGCTGGATCTCGAAGTGAGCAACAAGGGCAATATCGCCGTGTTGAAGCACAAGGAAAAGTAAGGCCTGCCCGGCGGCGGGCCGAAGGGAGTGACGAAAGCATAACTGCGCGGCTGGCTCTGCCGAAGGAGCTGGAACACCTCACGCGCAGCGACTGGGAGCGCGTCACTGACGAGGGACTTTTGGACGTGATCGATCGGCAGATCGTGAAGCTTTATATCGTGCGCAGGCTCCCGCAGATGGACGCCGCCGCCGAGATCGGCGTCGACCGCAAAACCATCTCCCGCCGCCTGCCGCACATCTACAATATCGCCCGCCGCCTGGCACAAAGCAGCCCGCCCTGAGCATTACGCTCCGGGCGGGCTCTTTTACATTCAAATCATATTTTTTCGGCCGAAGGTTGCTCTGCTGGCATGTTTTGCCGCATATACGCATCGATCCATTTGCGGATCAGTTCATTCGGGGTCGTACCGTTGGCTTTCGCCGTAGCCTTAAAGCTTTCCGCAATCTCCCGTTTTAGCTTGCAGGGGATCACGGACATATTTTCCGCATCCCACTTGTTGCGAGCGCGGCGCTGGGTGTCAGTCGGCATAGCATACCTCCCGCGCGCAGATGTTCGCCGCATTCAACGCGGCAGAAATCAGCGCTTCGGCGTCCACGCCCAGAACGCCGGAGATTGACCGCAGAACGCCCAAGACATCCTCCGGGGTGTCAATGGACGCATCGTCCATTGTGCCGTCGGAAAACTGCCAGCAGAAGCCGTCAGCGGTCACGGAAAAATACACGCGGCTGCCAAAATCGCCGCAGGACGTGTCGTCGACCTCAACGGTGACAAGCTGGCCGTTAAGGTCGACAACGATACCGCCGGAAAACTGCCAGTAACCTCCGCCATTGTTTGCAGTGTCCGGGTCATAGTGGGGATTTGTCTGCGCTCCCCAAGCGGAAACGATATTAAACATGTCTGCCATCCTCCGATTTTTTGTCGTGTTTGTTTTGCTTTGTGTCTATGGCTATATTATATACTGTAATACCGTATATGTCAAGAGGCTTTCAAAATATTTTATAAAAAATAAAAACAAAAGTCCCCACAAATGGGACAGAAATGTCCCGGAAATGTCCCCCATAAAAACCGGGGAAGCGGCAGAATGAGAGTAGGAGCTGGCCAGCTTACTACTTTTACCGGAGGATTTTTTATGGAATACGCAAGCAAGGGACTCGCGGGGACTGCGCTGGGCTTTGGCATCGGCGGCGCCGCGCTGGGTCTGGCAAACGGCGGACTCGGCAATCTGCTGGGCGGCCTCAACCAGAACAAGAGATCGGAAGCCGCTGACATCGCTGCGGCGGTCACGCCCGCCATGACGGTCGCCGCCATGCTCGCCGCACGGCAGCAGGAGCCGACATGCAGCGAGAACATGCCGGTCACGCGCTACGATCTGGAGCGCGAACAGAAGCTGGCCGCGAAGGACAGCGAGATCGCGCTGCTCAAGGCCAACACGTACAACGACGGCAAGATGCTGGAGGTGTACGGTTATATCGACGGGCAGCTCAAGGACGTCCGTGAGGCGCTGTGCAAGCAGGCCGTCCACAACCAGCGCACCGAGGACAGCTTCGCGCTGGTCAAGCAGGACGTCGAGTCTGTCCGCAAGGAAGCGCTTGACGCGGTCAAGATGGAGGCCGAGCGCCGCTGCTGCGGTGACAACTCCATCGTCACCTACGTCAACGCGACCTTTTATCCCAAGCAGGTCGCCGACGTCACCACGGGCACCGCGACCACGGCGCAGACGCTCTACGATCCGCTCCCGAAGTGCGGCTGCTGCAACAAGTAAGCATAGGGGGCGGCAATCGCCGCCCCAATCCTTAAAGGAGGGAAGCTGCGATGACAGTGACGATCGATCAGGCCATGCGCGGCGCGATGCGCTACGCAGACAATGAGGTCATCCCGCACCTGCCGGGCGGCAAGGGCATCGGCGCTGGGATCATGCTGGCCCTCATCATGGAGGGCAGCCGCGAAAAGGTCCTTGCGCTGCGCGAGAATCCCGCGGTCAAGATGATGCAGATCTTCGACGACGCCGGAAACATCGATCTCGACAAGCTCTACAACGCGGCCAGGCCGCGCTTTGAAAACAAGCTGACCGTATCCGTCCCGCTGCTGGGCGATATGCGGTTTGACCAGAACGACGTCGATAAACTCTACCGGTATATCCAGGAGGCATGACGGGATGAAAGAATATATCGAAAAGCTTTACACAAAGCTGCACGAGGCCATGGAGAAACCCGTGACGCTGGGCAGCGCGGAGGAAGTCGGCCTGTACGCGAAGACGATCTGCAGGCTCGAAAAGCTGCACGGGCACCACGACGAGCCGGAGGCGGCCACATTTGATCGAGAAACGGCGATGCAGTGGGCAGCCAACATGCAAAACGCCGACGGTACGACCGGCCCGCACTGGACGATGGAACAGACAACGGCCGTGGCCGAGAGCATGGGCATTCAGGCGCCCGTGGTCCCGCGCTGGGCGTGGGGCGTGACCATGAACATGATGTACTCGGATTACTACCCCGTCGCCGTAGAGTTCGGCCTCAACCGCCCGGAGTTCTACGCCGCGCTGGCCAAGGCGTTCCTGCTCGATAAAGACGGCCCGGGCGCGGAGGAAAAACTGCTGCGCTACTATGAGCACGTGGTAAAATAAAAAAGATCCCTCTCCACAAGGAGAGGGATCTTCGCTTGCTTTCAATCAACATTTATCTGGTACGCATTCATGCGTACCAAATAAATGTATAACCATCAATCCGCGAGGGGGTAGAGGGTGACGTGCATGTCGCTGCCGGATTTGGTGTAGGATTTGGTCTGTTTATGGTAGAGGACTTTCTGCAGGACAGTTTTCAGGAGGGCGTTTTTCTCCTGCGGGGATGCGGCGAGCGGGTAGGTCTCGAGGACGCGGCGGACGGCGGGGGCCAGACGGGCGCGGGCCTGCTTGGCGCGAGCCAGCTCGGTGATCGTGGTCTGGCTAGCCTCGATGCGGTCGACGATGACCTGCTTGTCGGCGGCGAGCGCCTGCGAGCGCTGCAGGAAGATCTCCGGTGTATAGACACCAGTCTCGACCAGCTCATACGCGCGGGCCTCCTGCGCCTCCAGTTTGGCAAGCTGCTTGCGGTCGGCGGCGATCGAGGACTCGAGCGCGGTGCGCATGGGCGTGTCATCTGGCGCAGCGGCCTCACCGAGCTCCAGCTCGCGCAGCCAGCCACGCAGAGCATCCAGCACGGCGTCCTCCACATCATCATACCACGCGCTGACGGTCGTGCAGCCGTAGGAGGGGCAAAGGAGCGTATCGCGGCGGTTGCCGGACGACGGACGGCGAACCATCACGCGGCCGCACTGGTCGCAGCGGACGAGCCCGGCGAGGCTCGTCACGGTCCCCCATGCGCCCTTGCCGCGCGGGCTGGCGCTGGAATAGCTCAGAGCGACGGCCTTGTCGTACTGCTCCTGCGAGATCAGGCCGTTGTGCAGCCCTTTATAAAGCTTCAGATCCTCCTGCCGGGTGCGGGGACGGCTGACGACGACGGAGCCGTCAACGATGCGCTTTGTCTCTGGCCTGCCGCCGGATTTGATCCATCCGGCGTTTGCCGGATTGCGCAGGATATCCAGCACAGAGTCCGCGCGCCAGAGGCTGCCAGAGTTGGTAGGGACGCCGAGGCTGTTCAGCCGCGTGGAGATCGCCTTCGCGCCGATGCGCGCGCAGCCATCGCCGGTGTACCAGTTGTAGATCTGCTGCAGGACGGGTGCCTGCTCCGGGTGCGGGACGAGTTTGTAGCCCTTGTCATTCGGCAGCTTCTCGCGCAGCCAGCCGAAGGGTGTCTTGCCGGAGATCCATTTGCCCTCACGCAGAGACGCCTCCTTGCCGCGCGACAGGCGGCGCTTGATGGTGTTGTACTCGCGCCGGGACATAAAGAGACCGAACTCAAAGTATTCCTCGTCCATCTCGTTGTTCGGGTCGTAGGTCTTGTTCGGCGTGATGATGCGGGTGTCGGAGTATTTAAAGGTCTGGGCAATAATGCCCTGGTCGATGGTGTCGCCGCGCGCCAGACGCTCGACTTCCATGACGATGACGCCCGCATAGTTCCCGGTCTCGACGAGCTGCAGGACCTTCTGCACCTCCGGCCGGACGGCAATGGAGTCGCCGGTCACGACCTCCTCGCAGATCTCCACGACGTTCAGCCCGCGGCTTTCGGACAGCGACAAAAGCGCGGCCCGGTGCCGCTTGAGCGTGTCGGTCTGGCCGAGGGCTTCGGCCTCCATGTCCTTCCGGGACTTGCGCAGGTAAATGATGTACTGCGCGAGCGGGTCGGCGATTTTCCAGGTAGATGTAAATTTCATAAGCAGATTCTCACCACTGCGGAAGGCGGTTATACGGGAACAAAGGATGCAAGCGCGGAGGCACGAAGCCAGCCGATATTGGGATTACAAAGGTCGACGAGGAGCGCCAGAAGCGAGACGAGAACGATGCACACAAGCACGCCGATCAAAACATCCTTGCGACGCGCCTCGACGGACTTCTGGCGGATGATCTGTTCCTGCTTGGAAATGATCGCTTTAGCATGCTTGAGCCGCAGCTCAAGCTCGGCGATGCGCGGCATTTTATCCGGCTGGTCCAGCAGCACGGCGCTGTCCGTGTCCATCGCGTCCGCGATCCGGTGCAGAGCGGACGAAGGGACGTCGCAGCCACGCTCATAGCGCGAGAGGCTGGCGACGGAAACGCCGGAGGCGTCGGACAGCTCGTTCAGCGTCATGCCGCGAGACAAACGCTCTGAACGGATGCGATTTTCACAGGTTTCCAAGGTTTCCACGATCCTTTCCAAAAATGAGAATCCAGAAAATGCGGATTTCTCAAAAAATCTCATAAATTCTCATAACTGGTAGTTGCTGAAAACGAAAAACAGGCATACGCTGGAAGCGCAAGGACGGCTCCCGGTCGCCTGCGCAAGCAAAAGCCCGCGCCGTTGTTCGGCCAGCGGCGCGGGCGAACCTCAGATCATTGCAGCGAGATGGACCAGCCGCCGACGGCGTGAACGGTCATGACGGTGGCACCTGGGTCAATGCGGACAGTGCCGCTGTAGGGGTCAACCGTGTTGACAAGGAGATCAAACCCGCTGCCGTAGGTAATGACCGAAAAATGGCGGGACATCGTATTTCCGTTGATGATCGCAGACCGACAGTCAGACGGCAGGAGCAAAACCGCGTCATCAATGCCGCTGTATGTCTCGCCGACCGGAAGAACTGGGGCCGTGTAAAGGGAAACAATCTCAATGGTCCACGGGCCTTCCGCATCAACTTCGAGCGTCCGCGTATCCTGCTCGGGGTCAAGGACATAGCCGTCATAGTAATCCGTTGTGTTCGCAAAAAGCTCCGTATAATTTCCGGATGCATCGTAGCCAGTCACGGAGAAATGACGAGCTTCGGTATTGCCGGTGATTCGGAAATAGTAAAGCGAGTCAAACGGGGAAATATCGAAGTAGTCGTCGCCGCTGCCGGTGTAGGTGATGGGGTCAGGCGGAATAAACGTTTCCTCCGCGGGAGCGGGCTCTGGCTCCTGCACAGGGGCGGAGGAAACAGTAGAATCATCAGAAGCAAGGCGCTCAGACACGGCCTGCGCGGAAGCCTGCATCGCTGGCGGTGAGTTTTTAAAGTCACGGGCACCGATGGCTGCATTGATGATCTGCGGGATAACGGCGACGAGCCAGATAATGCCGATCACGATCAAAACGGTTTTCCATTTTGACTTTTTGCGGGGGCGTTTTTCCGAGGGCTCTGGAGCGTGGGACTCATTGCCTCCGGTGCTGTCGGCACGTGGGAAACCAGAATCAGAAGTCGTTTCTGCAGCTTTACGTGCAAGCCTTGACAGCTCATCTTGCCGTTCGGATTCCGTAATTTTGCGACGCAGTCTGACATACACGCGAGCACCAAATTTCTTGTCTGGGAAATCGTCGTCAGGGCCCCCGTAGACTTCGCAGTCATCGCCGAAGACGGTGTATCCGCTATCCTCCATCCGAGAAAGCTCAGCTGCAACATCTTTTGGGACGTTGCCAACTTCACGGTCATCAAAATAGACACGATACGCAGGAGCTCCATCATACTCATATCGCTCAAGCTCAACGAGAACGGGCTCGAGATCCTCTTGTTTCTTGAATGCTCGCCGGAGTGAGGTCTGCCGGTATGAGCCATCCGAGGCCTTAAAAGAGGAACCGGCTAGCTGAAAATCCCAGACCTCCGTCCATGCATTGGGGAGACGCTTATTGACATCCATAGCTACCCCTCACAAAATTATATGTAATTTTTTGTAGACTCTCATAATTGTAATTAACGAACGTATGTTCTAATATAATCATGCGAGTCAGGAAAGAGAACCTACAAATATTGTAAGGCAACGCCGAAGAAAGCACAACCGGGAAAGTGAACAAAAAATGAACGGTCTTTTTGTGGAGAAATGGGGGAGATGAAATGAAAAATACGAAACAACACCTCATAGCGGAGATTGAAAGCCTGCTCGAGCGGGCAACGCCGGAGCAGCTGAAGATCATACTGCGTTTTATGCGTGGGATTATAAGAATTGAAATATCAATATAAAAAAAGAACGCCGGAAGCATTTTAATTGCTTCCGGTGATTTTTTTCAGGAATTTCTCGAATTCTGGCCAGAACTCCGACGGCAGCTCCATCATAGCGGAAATGAAGCGCTTGCGGAAAGACTCGTCAGCCTCGCCCATGAGAGTAGAGACCATAAGGCCAAGCTCCTCGTTCATGCTCCGCTGCACATACATTTCGCCGACGCCATCCTCCAGCCATGCGAGCGATACGCCGAATTCCCGGCAAATATCCGAGACGGTGCGGTCACTGGGCGTGCGCTCACCCTTCTCAATCATCCATATATAATTTTGTGATAGGCCAATTTTTGCGCCAAATTCAGCTTGAGAAAGCTTCAAAGAGTTCCGAAGCTGACGTATGCGTTCATTCACAGGATCACCTCCATACTGATATCATACAGCTATAATCTAACTGTGTCAATAAAAATTTGCGGAAAAACGAAAAAACATATTGACAAAGCCTAACTATGGTGTTACGCTATACTCACAAGTTAGATAACATGTGAGACGAGGTGAGATCAATGTCGGAAGAACAGAAAAACCAGGTCGAGACCATTGCGGCCGAGATGAACAAGCTGAAGCCTGAACTGCGAGAGGGTGCGCTGATGTATCTGCAGGGTATGGCCGCGTGCGCAAAGCTCATGGAGAGCAAGAAAGACGAGCGGAAGGAGGCGTGAGCCGTGGAAACGCAGGGAGAAAAGCTCACCAGATGGGCGCAAGAAGAAGCGCGCGACCGGGAACGGACGCGCAAGCGTCGGGCAACCGTCCAGCTGGTGATTGGGATCGCTTCGATGATCGTATCGCTGCTGACGCTGGCCGTCGCCATCATCGCCTTTACGCGGGCGTAAACGGCCAGCCGAAAAGAGAGCTGGACGAAAAGAGCAGCGCGGCGAAGGAAATCAAGAGGGCCAACGCCGAGAGGATAATGGAGAGCCGATACCGAGAAGTGTCCCGCACGTGCTTGTCGTATTCCTCCTGCACGAAGTCGGCCAGCGTCACAAGGGTATCGTCGTTGCACGCATCGTCATTGAATCTGAGCGCCCAAACGGGCATAGCGTCCTGGAGCACCAGATAGTTGCCACAGCCGGTTTCGTCGAGAATGTCGCCGAGCCTGTGCTTGCGAACGACAGCGGCGCAAATTTTAAGTTGTTTATCAGTCATAAAAACACCACCTGCCAACATCTTACCACGTGGGCGGGGACCGAACAAGGGTAAAAAGCGTAAGACTGTAAAATCTGGAAAAACTAACGCCGGAAGGAGGCTGAACCATGCGAAAACCGTATGACCCGATCGCGGACGAAGAGCCGCACATCGTGGCCGAGTATCATTTTCCAAACTGCACGGCGTATATCGCCGACAACTACCTGCGCCGGCTGACGCCGGAGCAGAAAGAGGCCAACCGGCAGGCTGCCCGCCGCGTGGCGTGGCAGATCCTCGAGCGGGCCGCAGCAGAAGGGCGTCTGCCCGCGGCCAGCAATTAAACGCGCCGCAAGGCGCGTACATAGGAGGGAGCCCCGTGGATGATTTTTTGAAGTTTTTCGCGAAGAAGGTGCTGACCTACCCCATGCACCTTGAAGTCAGCTATAGCAAGGTGACGGACTGGGGCGTCCGGGTGTGGCGGAGGGGAACCGCCTACGACGGGGACGACGAAGAACTCGTCAACGTCCAGGACTGCGACGCGGAACTGTGTTTTGCAATCGCGCAGATGCAGTTGAAAAACTGGCTGCTGGAACACGAAGGGGGATACTGAGCCATGGCGAAGGTAAAGACCTACACCCTGACGCTGGATGCGCAGGAGCTGCACGATCTGATCGAAGCGGCGATGGTGTGTGAGTGCCAGGCGGCGCAGATCATTAACGGACTGAAACGCAAGGGGCTTGACCTGGACGCGCAGAAGCTCGTGACGCAAAACGCCCGTCTGGCGCGGCTCGTCAGGCGGATGCAGGAGACGAAGGAGGATAAGCGGAATGCGGAAACTGATTCTCAGCGGAGACGATTGGTTTGAGCTGAAGCACACGCTGGAGCTGCTTGTGATCGCGACCCACAATGAGGCCGAAGCGCTCGCCGCAGCCAAATTTGAGAACGAGGAAATGACCGAACGGGCTGCGCACCTCGCAAAGTGCGACCGGGAAAAGGTGAAGAAATACAAGCGACTTCTGGCACTGGTAGAATCGGCAGAACGTCTGCAGGAGGCGAAGGCATGAAAAAGCTGCTTCTGACAACGGCTGAATGGCTGTATCTCAAGTGGACGCTCGAAAGGAACATGATCCGGATGGATGCGGATGCGTTCCGTCTTAAAGAGGGAGAGCCAGGCAGCGAAGCAAGGCGGGAAGCCATTGGGAAAGAGCTCGAGAGCATTGAGAAGGAGCGCAGGAATATCGAGTTGGTGCTGGAAAAGATCAAGGCGGCGGACAGCGTACAGGACGGAACGGAGGAGAAAAAATGAGAACGAACCTTGCAGAACGGCTCGGGTATGAGCCGGAGGAAGAGACCAGGGAGCGGCAGGAGCAGCTGCTGGAGGAGCTGCGGTACCGGGAGGCCATGCGGCGCGTGGTAAAGACCTGCTGCGTGTGGCTGGGCGGCGCGGCATTTGTACTGGCGGTGATCGCCGGGTACGCAGAGATGGCCGACGCCTGCGTCGCGACCGGCGCGATCGCGCTGGGCCTGACGACCTACGGGATCTTGTGATGGGCGAACAGAAGATCCCGGTCGAGCTCCGGCCGGATCAGCTGGCAGACATCATCGACGCCGTTCTGGCTTTTGCCGATGACTGCGCCAATGACCGGGAGATCCTGCAGAGCATGCCGCGCGTCGACCGGGATACGGTCGAAGACCTTCTACGGCGCGAGTCGGCGCTGCAAACGCTCGCGGCATGGCTGCAGCACGTACAGGAGGAAGCGGAGTGAATTATTTTGCGCCGCGCATGCGGCCCATCCCGCCGCCCTGCGGCCGGAACTGCCCGGACCGAAGCGGCACATGCCGCGCCGGGTGCTGCACCTGGACGCTCTACGAGAGCATCCGGAACCACATCTACGACGTCAACCACCGAGACAGGGACAGCCTGCAGCCCGACCTTGCAGCGGGAAAGCAGATGGTCCATGCCGACAACCAGATAAGGAGGCGCAAACACATTGCGAAATAGCATCGATTACCCAGGCGAGCGGGCACCGAGGCGCCCCGCCGTGATCGCACAGGCCGGATACACCGGACAGAACCACTTTTCCGTGACCTACGGAGACCAGAAAGTAACCGTCCGCGCCGAGGACGGCTATGCGGCCCTTTTTACCGCCGCCAAGCACTGGGGCTATAAATTCACACGCCCGGAGTACCATCAGAACGCCCGCGCGACCAAGCTCCACTACACGCCGGACACCCGGCCGGGGGCGATGGTATGAGGTTCGTGTGTGACGCCTGCCAGGATATCACGAACATCGAGGCCGACCGGATGGAGATCCAGGGCGACAAGCTGATGGTGTACAGCCGCGGGCGGCTGGTCTACGTTGCGGATCTGGGGCAGATCATGCTGGCCAAGCTGACGCCGGGGAGGGAGGAAAAACCATGACAGGGCAGGAAATCGCGCAGGCGCTGCGGTGCTGCGCAGAGGGCGAGTGCAAAGACTGCGCCATGCATGAGGATAAGCAGCGCTGCCAAGAGAATTTATTGGACAAAGCCGCTGAAGCCATCGAGCGTCTGACCGCCGAGAACGCGGCGCTGCGGGAGAAGGTGCCGCAGTGGATCAGCGTGGAGGAACGGAGGCCGGAGCCGGGGAAACGCGTCCTTGCTACGGACGGCGTATTTGTCGGCGAGGCGTACAGCACAAGCGCGGATACATGGAGAAGATATGACGGAATAGCTATGCGGGACTGCCTTGGCAGTATAGTCACCAACTGGATGCCGATGCCGGAAGCGCCGGAGGAAGAAGGCAAGGCATGAAAGTCTACATAGCAGGTAAAATCACCGGAGATCCGGGGTATCGGGATAAATTTGCAGCGGCAGAAATACATCTGGGCGGGCAGGGGCACACTGTGCTTAATCCTGCCGAGCTGCCGGAGGGCATGGCACAAGCAGACTATATGCGGATCTGCTTTGCAATGATCGACGTGGCGGACGCGGTTGTTTTCCTGCAGGACGCAAAAGACAGCGCGGGCGCGCGGCTCGAAATGGCATACTGCGAATACATCGGTAAGGAGTATGAGACGTGGAACGACTGACTTATTTCAAAGACGGATACTGGCGGGTAAATTTCAGCGGAGTGCAGTACCAGGCGGATTTTGTTGATCGACTTGCGGCCTACGAGGACACGGGGCTGACGCCGGAGGAAATCAAGGCTCCATTTACGGAGGACGCGATGATAAATCTGGCCGCGCAGGCGCTGGGCGTGGAGCCTAGCCGCCTCCGCGAGATTGCAGAGGCCGACAAGGACGGGCGGTGCGTCGTGCTGCAATGCAAGGTGGGGGATACAGTGTGGCGCATTGTCCGGGACGGAGAACCACACATCACACGGGACGAAGTACGCGATATGTACTTCGCGGACGATATGACACCGTGCGTCGAGCTGGTCGGCGGGAGAGTTACCTTTACCGAGAAATTCGGAAAAACTGTATTTTTGAGCCGAGAAGAAGCCGAGAAGGCTCTGCGTGGAATGGAGGGCAAGAAGGATGGCAAAACGTAAAAACATGATGGATATGATGGACATGACGCCGGTCTGTGAGAGGTGCGGGAAGGTCGCGCCGGTGGACGAAAAGCTATCGACTCCGAACTGGACAGTTTACCGGACAAAAGAGCCGTGCGAATGCGGCGGGAAATACACGGCGCGTGCGTTTTTGGACGAACGCGTGCTTTCCTTGTGCGATAAGGAGGCCGACCATGCGACTGATTGATGCGGATGCAGTCTACAACAAGGCGATGGAGAACCACCGAAAGGGCGAAATTGAAGATTGGGAGTTTGACTCGATTATTAACTATCTGGACGGTGCGCCCACCATTAACACCGTAGAAATCGTGTACTGCAAGGACTGCAAACACAAGGTGCGAACCGACGCAAACGGTATTGTCATCTGCTCTGAGGAGCACGGCATGTATTGCCCAACCGAGAATGATTTCTGCAGATACGGAGTGAAAAAGGGAGAAACACCAGAATGAGCGGGCTGCGGTTTGAATCCATGGCGGACATGCCGCCGAGGATGAGGGAGCTGTATGCACGGCAGCAGATCGACCTCTCAGGCGCTGCGGCGCCAGCTCCACTTCACAAGGGAAGCCATGGGAAGACGAAGTACGGAAGCCGGAAGGATACGCGCGGCGAGCTGCGCTTCGACAGCCAGAAGGAAGCCCGGCGCTATGACGAGCTGATGGTCATGCTGCGGACCGGGATCATCTCCGACCTGCGGCTGCAGCCGCAATTTACGCTGCAGGAATCTTATGTGACAGAGACCGGGGAGCGGATCCGCGCGATCCGGTACACGGCGGACTTTTCCTACCGATTCGGCGGAAAGCTGGTCGTCGAGGACGTGAAGTCGACCGCAACGCGGACCAAGGAATATCTGCGGAACCGCAAATTCATGCGGTCAAAATTTGGAATCGAGATCCAGGAGGTCTGACATGCCAGAAAAAAACGAGAGCAGCACGCGCGAGGCATGCGGGCTGCCGAAGCAGGGAAATGCCTGTCCGTATGCAAAGCTCGCGCCGGATCTTTGCGCGCGGTGCGGCTGGGACCAGGATGAGCACGCGCGGCGGCAGGCGCTGCCGCTGACCGAGAACGCCGACGGGCTGCGGCACAAGGATATCAGCCAGCCCGAGGATTGATGTCAGCAATCAGCCGGGGACCATATTTTTTCGGACTTATGCCGCGGCCGCTCCGCCATGAGACGGCTGCGGGAGGATCACCCCGGCTCTGCACCCGGCCCGCGACACCTCAAGCCCGCGGGCCGGGGATAAAAGCGCGTGTGGAACGTGCGCGCGGATGGGAACCGTCAACGTTACCCCACGCCGGGTGTCGGGATCGCCTGGCGGCATCGTGTTACCTCCTTCATAAAGCTGTCTGAGCAGACAAGGGCAGCTCGCCTGCGGCGACAGGGGGACGCGCAGGCGCAGGCGGTGCAAGTCCGCCCTGCATAGGGGCCGGGAGACCGGCCCCTGACGAAAGGAGCACGAAAAAATGGGAAAATTTATCGATATGACCGGGCAGACCTACGGCGACTGGACGGTGCTGGGCAAATCAAAAAGAGCAAATAACCAGGGGACGTACTGGATCTGCCAGTGCAAATGCGGGACGATCCGGCCGGTCATGGGCGTCGCTTTGCGCGCCGGGAGATCGACGGGCTGCGGATGCGCAAGGACGGAAAAGGTGCGGCAGATTATGCGTGCGCGGGGCTCCGGCACGGGAAGCGCGCACAGCCGGCGCGGCCTCTGCTTCAACGTCTTCTGCCCACGCCGCGACAACTACAAGGGCGCGTGGTCCTGCAGCCGCTGCCGCGGCTGCGGAGGACGGGAGCTGCAGCGCTTATCCAAATGCGAGGTTTTAAAAATCTGAAAGGAGCTTTTTATATGGGAAAGATCATGGAACTGTTTGGCTCTGAATTGAGTCTGCTCAGCGTGGCGGTGGAAAACGACGGCTGGAGCGTGGATTTCCGCGGAGAAACATACCCGCCGCGCATCGTGATGGACCAGCTGCAGCCGCCGCTGTTCGACATGACACCAGACGGCCCGAAGGAAACGCAGCCGGCCTGCATCCAGATCATCGGCCGCCCGGACGTACAGGTGGTGACGACCGGCAAGCTGCAGATCAGCAAGAAGGATCTCAATAAGATGGTGAACCGCGCGACGGAGGTTTTAAACCTCTACCTGCACGGCTTTATGCAGGAGCGCAAGGAAATGGAGGCGGAACAGGGATGAGTAAGAAAGACAAGCGCCGGGAAGCGCTGCGGCTTGGCAAAAAGGACATGAGCTTTGCGGAGATCATGCAGGCAATAGGGGCGTGCAGGGCGGACGACTGCGACAAGTGCCTGCTGAACGGCGGCCCCATCGCAGGATGGTTCCCGGAGGATGTGCCGGACTGCTATACCGTGCTGCTCAAAAATGCCGGGGAGAAGCTGCTGGAATACTACCAGAAGATCCGGGAAAACGACGCGGCGGAAGAAAATCAGAGAAGAACAGAAGAAAATATCAAAAAACGAGGAAGCAAGAGCGAGGGAGTCTTGGACTCGTGCCCCGTTTGCCCGGTATGCGACTATGTCTTCGACGAATTCAGCGTGAGCGACGATGCAAGACGGCACATCTTTCCATTTGGCGCAGAAGACACCCTTGACTTTGGACTCGAAGAACGAATCGTCAGACCACAAAAATGCCCGCAATGCGGCATGAAAATCGATGGGATTAGGTGGACGGAGCCCAAGTTTGTTGGGAACCGCAAGGAATTCTCGTTCAGCCGTCCGCCGGAAGACGTGGAGGAAAAAAGAAAATGATTTTGCTGGAATGCACAGTCGCGCTGCGTGACGGAGATCGGAAAAAGCTTCAGGAGCAGATTGCGGCGGAGATCGGGCAGCCAGTCGTTCTTCTGCCGAGCGGCGTATCGCGGGCGAAAGAGCGGAATATCCTGTTCCTTTGCGACAGAAAGGCTTGCGAGAAATGCAGCTATCCAACGTGCAGGCATACGCCGGAGCTGGAACACGCCAGAAATTTTGCACCAGCAGGATTTACGAAGCGCACGGACAGCGTGTGGGTAGAGCAGGAGGGCGCAACGATGGAAGGGAAGATCGGCCAGGACAAAATGGTCTGGCGCTGGGATGATATCTTCCGTGTCTACCGATGCCCATACTGCGGCAGACCGGAGAAACCGTGCTTTGAGCTCTGGAAAAAAGGCGGTTTGAAAAAGAGCCTGCCGAGCCGCTGCACATACTGCGAAGGAGAATTGGAAGGGGTGGAAGGAGAAGAAAATGATCATTGGGATTTTGAGCCTTGCCGCCGCACTGGAGTGGATCGCGCTGGGCGTGCTGGTGTTTTTCAAAATGCGGAGCCTGAAACGTCAGGCAGAAGTAGTGCTCGAGACACTGGACGCCGCAGCCTGGAAAAGCATCAAACAAGAAGAGGAGGTCTGGCGCAAGAACACCCCGAACGAGATTAGGGCAGCGTTCGGCTTTCCGCCGATAACGCCAACAGAAGACACAGAAATGAAAATACGCGAGGAAACTGACCGCTGAACGCATGGCCGGAATCTCCGGCCACGCTTTGAGCGGGCAGAAAAAACAAAGGAGGGCTACAGCATGCAATGGGAACAGGGATGCTTATTCGACGACAACCTGGAATACGATGCGTTCACGGAGAAATTCAAGCCCAAAAAGACAACGGACGACTGCTACACGCCACCGCTTGTTTATGATGCGGTCCGGGATTGGGCGTGCAGTGAGTATGGGATTGACCCGGCCTGCATCGTGCGGCCATTCTATCCGGGTGGGGACTATGAGCGTTTTGACTATCCGGACGGCTGCGTCGTGCTGGACAACCCGCCTTTTTCGATTCTTTCAAAAATCTGCGAATTCTACATAGACAGAGGGATTGCGTTCTTTCTTTTTGCGCCATCGCTCACGGCGTTCGCCGGCCGATCAGTTGTGATGAGGATGAACCATATCATTTGCGATGCAGACATCACGTATGAAAACGGCGCAGTCGTTCGCACGGCGTTTGTAACAAGTTTCGGAGGAAACATCGCGCAGAGCGCCCCATCACTCGGAAGGGCAGTCGAGCGGGCGATGCGGCAGATAAAGTCGCAGACGAAACGGGAGTTGCCGAAATATACATATCCGGACCATGTGCTGACGGCAGCCATGCTGCAGAAATATGCGCACTACGGTGTAGAGTTTGCGGTTAAGCGCGAGGACTGCACACAGATTGCGAAGCTGGACAGCCAGCGCCCGATGGGGAAAGCAATTTTCGGCGGAGGCCTACTGCTATCCGAGAAAGCCGCAGCCGAGAAAGCCGCAGCAGAGAAAGCCGCAGCAGAGAAAGCCGCAGCGCACGTCTGGAAGCTGTCTGAACGTGAAAAGGGCATCATTGCGAGCCTTGGGAAATAAACCGAGGCAGGAGGAGCTATGGTAAAGAGACACAAGCGCCGGAAGTTTTCCGGGAGGGTCTGCGAGCAGATCGTGTACAAGGTGGCGGGCGGCACGGATCCGAAGACCAGCCGGCCGAAGAAGCCGCGGTTCCAGTCGCAGGAAGAACGCGAGGAATTCAACACCAGGATCTCGGCTGCAAAGTTTGTGGCGCTGGTCAACGCCAACTTCTCCCCGTCGAGCTATTACTCCACACTAACGCTCGACTCAGAGCATGAGGTACATACCGCGCAGGAGATGCGAAGGATCCGGGATAAGTTCTACCGCCGCATGGTCTACCGGTATCCGGAGGCAAAGATCGTCATCGTCTACGGCCGGGGCAAATCGACCAACCGCTTCCACCTGCATCTGATCACGGACGGCATTCCTGCCGATGAGCTCGGCAGGCTCTGGGGCCTCGGCAGCGTCATCGACTGCAAACCGCTGCGGAAGCACAACTACTATCTGGATGAGAACGGAAACAAGGTCGACCACGGGCAGGACTACACGGCGCTGGCCAACTACCTGCACGGCCACTGGCGCAAGGAGTTCGGCGGCCACCGGTACAAGGCCAGCCGCAGCTGCGTCCGGCCGGAGCCGGAGCCCGCGACCGAGGCGATCCGGGACTACAGCCCGACGCGCCCGCCAGTCGCCCCGCGCGGATACATCCTCGTCGAGTCCAGAGCCACGCAGTATGGATTCCTATATTTCAAATATGTATGGGATCCCAAAAACGAGACACATAAGCGGAACGGGAGCCGCCTTCTTTAAGCCTTGTAAATGTGTTGAGTTTTGTGACGAAGAAGGAAGGAGCTGAACAGATGTCGAAACCAAGATACTGGTGGTACGGGAATGTCTGCCGCACCATCGGCGAATACCCGAAACTGAGCCGACAGGTTCGGGATATGAGCCGGCAGAAGATCACGCCGGGCTATTCCTCACAGCCAGGCGGGCAATCCTCCGGCCGCGCCGTCGAGGACATTGCGGTGCGCGTCCTGTCCTCACGGGAGTACGAGGACTACACGGCGATCCAGTCCGCCATCAACACCGTGCAGACCTGGCGGGACGGCGGCGATGTGCTGGAGATCGTGCGCCTGCATACATGGATCTGGCCGCGCGAGAGTCTGGAGTCCGCTGCCAGACAGGTGCACGTGAGCACATCCACGGCCAAGCGGATGTACAGCCGTTTTGTCTACGAGGCAGCGCGGGCAATGGGCTACCGCAAAAGTTGAGCTAACAGAGCCTAAAATCTGTGCTACAGTGATAGCGTGAAGAATTGGAGGGAACAGGATGCAGCCATGGGCCGCACGCTTTTATGCGTCCGGGCGCTGGAAGAAATGCCGCGCCGGGTATATCAAGTTCCGCCGGACCATCGATGGCGGGCTGTGCGAAGAGTGCCGGGACAAGCCGGGCTACATCGTCCATCACAAGCGGGCGCTCACGCCGGACAATATCACCGACCCGGACATCAGCCTGTCCTACTCCAACCTCGAGTACGTCTGCAAGGACTGCCATGATCAGTTTGACGGGCACGGCGTCGCAAAATCTCTGACGCAAAAAATTTTCTTCGACGCCGCCGGAGACCCGATCCCACCCGTCACGCGAGGCCGGGGCGCCGGCTAGATCACCGCACGCCCTACCTCGGAAGAATACGCAGGCCGTTCGCGAGCCCCCCCTACAAAAGCACGGCGATAAGTAATCTACGCGCACGCGCGGACAGACGGCAAAAATCACGCGAAAAGGAGGCGGTTTTTGTGGCGAACAGGAAGGAAAAGACAAAGGAACAGCGTATCCGCGCCGAAAAGACCAGACTCCGGAGGATCTACAAGCTTCTGCCGAAGGAAGCGGCAGGGACTGTCGCAGGCCTCATCGATCAGGCGGCATTTATGCGCATCGAGTGCGAGGACATGGCGGACGACCTGCGGGAAAACGGCTGGACGGAGAAATTCCAGCAGTCGGAGCGGCTCGAGCCCTATGACCGCGCCCGGCCGATTGGGCAGGCGTACAACTCCACGAACGCGAACTACCAGAAGATCGTCAAGCAGCTCACGGCGCTCCTGCCGAAGCCGGACACCGCGCAGAAGCAGGAGGACGACGGCTTTGCAAGCTTTGTCCGGGAGCGTGACGAGGAATGAAACTCACGCGCTACCCGGAGACCTACAACCCCATCCTCGAGTATTGGGACGCGATCCAGTCGGGCCGCGAGACTGTCAGCCTGAAAGTGCAGAAGACCTACCGGCACGTGGTGGAGCAGCTGGAAAACACAGATTCCGAGTTTTACTACTCGCCGCGCCGCGCCAACCACGTCCTCGAGTTTTTTGAGAACTACTGCCACCACTCCAAAGGCAAGGCGGGCGGCCAGCTCGTCCGGCTGGAGCTATGGGAAAAAGCACTGCTGGCGACTGTCTTCGGGTTTATCGACATCGAGGGCAACCGCCAGTACCGTGAAGCCATCCTCATTGTCGGCAAGAAAAACGGAAAATCGCTGCTGGCCTCCGGCGTCGGCTTGTATTTACAGCTGGCGGATGGCGAAGCGGGGCCGGAGGTCTATGCCGTTGCCACCAAGCGAGACCAGGCGAAGATCATCTGGCAGGAAGCAAAGAGGATGGTCAAGAAGTCCCCGGCGCTCTGCCGCCGGATGCGCAGCCTGGTCGCTGAGCTGGACAGCGATTTTAACGACGGCGTTTTCAAGCCGCTGGCCTCTGACAGTGACACCCTCGACGGCCTCAACATCCACGGGGCCATGATGGATGAGATCCACCAGTGGAAGAGCGGGCGCGCCCTGTATGATATCATCGCAGACGGCGTGACGGCCCGTGAGCAGCCGCTGATCTTTATCACTTCCACCGCGGGCACCATCCGCGAGGACATCTACGACGAGAAATACGAAGAAGCCGAGCGCATCATCAACGGCTACGAAGATCCGGACGGGTACCACGACCCGCGCCGGATCGCGTTTATTTACGAGCTCGACAAGCGCAGCGAGTGGACGGACCCGGACTGCTGGAAAAAGGCAAATCCGGGCCTCGGGACGATCAAGTCCTACACGGCCCTCAAAGAGCGGGTCGAGCGGGCGGAGAAAAACCCGGCTCTCGTCCGAAACCTCGTCTGCAAGGATTTCAACATCCGCGAGACCTCCAGCGAAGCCTGGCTCAACTTTGAGCAGCTGGACAACCGCGACACCTTCCAGCTCGACAGGGAAAACCGCCGCCTGATCTGGCAGCATTACATGGCGGACGGGAATGTGCAGGAGCGCGTCCTGTCCTACCCGCGCTACGGCATCGGCGGCGCGGATCTGTCCAAGACCACCGACCTGACGGCGGCGAAGGTCCTGTTCCAGGTGCCGGAGCTGCCGGAGATCCTGTTTGTGCTGCAGATGTACTGGCTGCCGCAGGACCTTTTGGAAAAGCGCGTCACGGAGGACAAGATCCCCTACGACAAGTGGCATGAGCGCGGGCTGCTCCGCCTATCCGAGGGCAACAAGATCCGCTATGAGGACGTCAAGGCATGGTTTGTCGAGGTGCAGGAAGACCTCGATATTTTTATACCCTTTATCGGCTATGATGCGTGGTCGGCGTCTTACTGGACGGAAAGCATGGCGGACTACTTTGGAGCAGAGGCCATGATCCCCGTGCATCAGGGCGTGAAAACGCTTTCTGAGCCGATGAAGCGATGCGGGAACGACCTCGAATCCAAGCGCATTATTTACAACAACCACCCGATCGACAAGTGGAACCTCGCAAACACCGCCTACGACGAGGACAAAAACGGCAATATCCAGCCACACAAGACGAGCAAGTCCACGCGCCGCATTGACGGCACGGCGGCCCTGCTAGACGCCTACACGATCTACGATCAGAAGCAGGCGGAATACACCAGTATGCTCTAGGAGTGAGACAATGGGATTTTTTAAAAACCTCCTGACGAATATCACGACCACCAAGCGCGTCTCGACCGTCCAGATGGTGCAGGAGCGCGGGAATGGCTTTTACAGCTACAACGGCAAAATGTATCAGTCCGATATCGTCCGCGCCTGCATCCGGCCAAAAATCAAGGCCATCGGCAAGCTGACGGCAAAGCACATCCGGGAGACCATCACCGCCCAGACGCGGAAGATCGCCGTCAACCCGGAGCCGTATATCCGGTTCCTGCTCGAGGAACCGAACCAGTACATGACAGGCCAGCTGCTGCAGGAGAAGCTGGCCGCGCAGCTGGTTCTCAACAACAACGCCTTCGCCGTGATCCTGCGGGATGAAAACGGCCTGCCGAACGCCATTTTCCCGGTCGCGGCCATGCAGGCCGACGCCGTTTACGACGCGGGAGGCAACCTGTACCTGAAATTTTACATGCAGAACGGCAATGTGCTGACGTTTGCCTATGACGATATCATCCACCTGCGCGGGGACTTTTACGAAAATGATATCTTCGGCGACCCGATCGCCCCGGCCATCGTGCCGCTCATGGAGATCGTAACGACGACGGATCAGGGCATCGTAAAGGCCATCCGAAACAGCGCCGTCATTCGGTGGCTGCTGATGTTCGCCGCATCCATGCGGCCGGAGGATATTAAGCAGCGCGCGCAGGACTTCGCGGACAGTTTCCTGAACGTGACTAACGGCACGGGCGTTGCAGCAGTAGACGCAAAGGCAGAGGCAAAGCAGATCGACCCCAAGGACTACGTCCCGAACGCCGCCCAGATGGACAAAACCACGCAGCGCATCTACGCCCTGTTTAACACCAACCCGCATATCGTCACGTCGATCGCGACGGAGGACGAACAGAACGCCTATTTTGACGCCGAGATCGAGCCGGTTTTGAAGCAGCTGAGCGGCGAGTACACCCGCAAGCTCTTCTCCCGTCGCGAGCGTGGCTGCGGCAACCGCATCGTATTTGAGGCGTCCGCGTGGGACTTCGCCTCGACCGCGACAAAGCTCAATCTCTTGCAGCTGGTCGACCGAGGCGCGCTGACGCCGAACGAATGGCGGCGCGCATTCAACCTCGCGCCGGTAGACGGCGGAGACAAGCCGATCCGCAGGCTGGACACGCAGCCGGTCGACCGGAACACCACGCAGAAAGGAGATGAAACCGCATGAAGATCAGCATTCGCGGGCCCATCGTATCCAGCAATCAGCACCGCTTCTATCAGTTTTACGGAATGGAGGCGACGAGCCCGAGATCCGTAGCGGACGCGCTTGCCAAGGGAAACGGCGAGCGGGCCGAAGTCGAGATCAATTCCGGCGGCGGCGAGATCTTCGCCGCGAGCGAGATCTATACCGCACTGCGCAACTACGCGGGCGGCGTCCACATCCGCATCGTCGGCCTCGCGGCCTCGGCCGCGTCAATCATCGCCATGGCGGGAGAATCAGAAATGACGCCTACCGGCATGATGATGATCCACAACGTCCAGACAAAGGCCAGCGGCGATTACCGCCAGATGGAGCACACCGCAGGGACGCTGCGCGACGCCAACCACGCCATCATCTCGGCATACATCGCCAAGACCGGCAGGCCGGAAGCGGAGATCGCCGCCATGATGGACGCAGAAACATGGATCACAGCGGAGCGGGCCGTCGAGCTCGGCCTCGTCGACCGCATCATGCAGCCGGCTGGAGAGCAAAAACCGCTGGCGGCGGATTTTTATTCCGGCATGCTCAGCGAAGACGCGCTCCGGCGCGCGGAAAACTTTTTAAAAGGTCAGGCCGCAGAGCCTGATTTTTTTATGCCCGAACGGGCGCAGGCAGAAGCAAAACTGAAATTTTTAAAACTCAAAGGAGAATTGAAATGACGAAGGAAATTTACAACATCCAGCGCCAGAAGCTCATGGACGACGCCCAGAAGCTGCTGGACGAAGGCAAGACCGCAGAGGCGCAGGCCAAGATGAAGGAAGTCGAAGCCCTCGACGCCAAGTTTGAGGAGGAAGCCAAGATCCAGGCGAACCTCAACGCGCTTGCAGGCCAGAAGGTTGCGGCACCGGCTGCGGCCGCGCAATCCGTCGACCTGTCCGGCGGCGCCAAGACCCCGGACGTGCTCGACCGGTACGACACCGACGAGTACAAGCGGGCCTTTATGAACTATGTCCTGACCGGCAAGAAGATCCCGGCAGAGCTGACCAACGTGGACGCCAACACCAAGACCTCCGACGTCGGCAGCGTCATCCCGACCACGACCATCCAGAAGATCTACGAGAAGATGGAAGCTATCGGCATGATCCTGCCGCGCGTAACACACACGTCCTACGCGGGCGGCGTCCAGGTCCCGACCAGCTCGGCCAAGCCGACGGCCTCCTGGGTCGCCGAGGGTGAGGGCTCCGACAAACAGAAGACTTCGACCGGCAAGATCGTCTTTGCGTACCACAAGCTGCGCTGCGCGATCTCCATGTCGCTGGAAGTTTCCATCATGGCATACCCGATGTTCGAGGCACAGTTTGTCCGGAACGTCGCAAATGCGATGGTAAAGGCGAAGGAGCAGGCCATCATCAACGGCACCGGTTCCGGCCAGCCGAAGGGAATCCTTGCGGAGACCGCCCCGACCGGCCAGAACATCGACATTGCCGCCGCGACAACTGCTCTGACCTACAAGGATCTGTGCAAGGCCGAAGCTGCGCTGCCGCAGGCATATGACGGCGCGGTCTGGTTCATGTCCAAGAAGACATTCGAGACGCAGATCGTCGGCATGGTCGACAACAACGGCCAGCCAGTCGCGCGCGTCAACTACGGCATCAACGGCAAGCCCGTCAACTACATCCTCGGCCGCGAGGTCATCCTGACCGGCGACTACCTGCCGGCCTTTGCGGCGTCGGTCACGGCCGACACCGTCTTCGCCTTTATGTTCGATCCGGCGTACTACCTCTGGAACGAGAACATGGGCATGACGGTAAAGCGCTACACCGACGAGGACACCGACGACGAGGTCACAAAGGCCATCGAGATCGCCGACGGCGCGTGCGCCGACGTCAACAGCCTCGTCACGCTGACCAAGAAGAAAGCCTGACGGCGCGCGGCCAACAGGGAGGGATAACCAATGGCTTTGATCAACGTTGCAAAAACCGCCCTGCGGCTGACCACAACTGCGCTTGACGATGAGCTCGCCGACGAGATCGACGCCTGCCTCCTGCGCCTGCACCTTGCGGGCGCGGAGGGGGCGGACGAAGACCCGCTGGTCAAAGACGCCGTCCGAGCCTTCGTCCGCTGGCAGCATGACTTCTGCGGCCGCGGCGACGAATGGAAGACGTGCTTTGAGGAACTGCGCGACGCGATGGGCCTGTCCGACGACTATTCGCCGGGCACCGAGGGAGGGGGCGCGTGCTGTGATCTTTGACACGCAGATCACGCTGCGACTGCTGTCCTACCCCATCGTGAGCGGGCAGACCACCGAAAAGCTCGAACGCGAGACAACCGTCTGGGCCGCCCGCAAGTCCGTCAACCGCGCCGAGTATTACCAGGCCGCACAGGCCGGCAAGCGCACGGACGCAATTTTCCGCATGCACAGCGCGGAATACGGCGGCGAGCAGCAGATCACCTGCGGCTCGGACGTCTTTGACGTCATCCGCAGCTACGGCGCGGAGACGGAAGAGGTAGAGCTGACCTGCAAACGGAGGGACGGCGCATGATGATCTATGAGGCGCTGGCAGACCTGGGCGTCCCGGTCTGCCACCCGCCATACAAGGGCGGAGAAGAAACCTACATCACCTATCAGCTGCTCGGCCAGTCCGGGCAGCTCTACGCCGAGGGCGGAGAGGCCGAGACCGGCGTGCAGTACGCCGTTTCCATCTTTGCCGAGGGCTTTGCCGCCGGTCTGCTCCAACGCACGAAAGCCGCGCTGGAGGCCGCAGGCTACATTGCTGCCGTCGACATGGAAACCTACGACAAGGAAACAGGCCGCACGCAGATCGCGCTCATCGCCGAGACGGAGGGCGCGGAGTATGGCTAAATTCGAGACATCCGGAATCGACGGGATGTTAGCAACGCTGAAAGGCACGGACATTCTCGATGAAGAAACGGTAAAAGAGCTCATGACAGCGGCGGGCAAAATCCTAGCGGCTGAAATCAAAAAACGTGTGGCGCAAAGTGGATTTGCGACGGAGGGCTATGTCAAAAGCATCAAGCCAACGAAGATCCGGGAAAACAAATACGGGGAACCATACATTCAGGTAACAGCTGTTGGAAGAAACAAGCACGGCGAGCGAAAAGCGGCTGTGCTTTTCATTTTGAACTACGGGCGCGGGCCGGAATACGGAAGGATAAACGGGACGTACTTCTGGACAAAGGGCTCGCAAGAAGCGGCAAGACAAGTAGACAGAGAACTCGAAAAAATCCTTACACAAAAGCTGAAAGAAAGGGGCCTATTGTAAATGCCTAGTTTTGACTTACGCGGCATCCGGGCGGGAAAGTATAAAAACACGTCCGGCACCGTGACCTACACAGAGCCGACCGACGTCGGCGACGCCATGAGCGCGCAGCTGGAACTAAAGTTCGCCGAGGGCCGCCTGTACGCGGAATCCAAGCTTGCCGAATATATCAAGCTTGCCACCGGCGGCACGATCTCGCTGGCTGTCAAGTACATCAAAAAGGCCGCACAGGCCATGCTTTACGGCTGCACGACGGACACGGCCAAGGAGAATATTAAGTTCTCGGCCAAGGACATCGCCAACTACGTCGGCGTCGGCTTCTACGCGCCGGATAAGATCGACGGCGTCACCAAGTACACCTGCATCTGGGTGCCGAAGGTGCTGTTCGGCCCGCCCTCGCTGAGCTATCAGACCAAGGGCGAGAACATCCAGTTCAACACGCCCACCACGACCGGCGAATTCCTCGCCGACGACTCCGCCGACGAGCTGCTGCTAGAGACCGAGACCGTCGACACCGCGGCGGAAGCCGTCACCTGGATCAAGGGAAAGCTGGGTGAGACCTGATGGAGACGACCAAGCCGAAGACTGTAGACTATGAATTCGAGGGCCGGGTCTACCGGCTCACCTGCAATATGAACGCCATCGCATACGTGCAGGATGAATACGACGGGAACCTTGTGCAGGCGCTGGACCGGATACACGGGATCAAGAGCACGCTGGCATTTCTTGCCGGCATGCTGACAGACGCCGCTGATTCGCAGGGGATCACCGATGAGAACGGCCTGCCGCTGGTATTTACGCGGAAGCAGCTGGGCCGCAAGCTCACGCTCACGCAGACTGTGGAGGCCGGACAACTGATCTATCCGCTGGTTCGGGCCGAAGTATTGAAGAACGCGGGGGCCGAAACGAAACCGCAGGAAGACGAAAAAAACTGACACAGCCGGGGGAACCGAAGCAGCTGGGCTTTGATTTCCCCGGCTTTCTCGCCATGTGGCTGTTCCGGCTGCACCTGCCGGAGCGGGATTTCTGGAAGACCATGAGCCCGCGCCGCCTGACGCTCCTGCTTGACGCGCTGGAGCCGCCAAAAAAGCCGGAAGAGCCGCAGAGCCTGTCCGCCTACATCAACGGAGGCACGTAACATGCCCAATATCAACACAAGATTTACGCTTTCGGGCGAAAAAGAATACAAACAGGCCATCTCCGAGATCGGTAGCGGCATGAAGGTGCTGGACTCGGAAATGCGCAAGGTGCAGTCGGCCTACGCGCAGAACGCCGACAGCGTCGAGGCGCTGAACGCCAAAAACGACGTGCTCGAGCGCAAGATCTCCACGCAGACTGAAAAGCTCGACTACCTCCGCGCCGCCCTGCAGCAGTCCGCCGAGAAATACGGCGAGGCCGACAAGCGCACCATGCAGTGGCAGACCAGCCTCAACAACGCCGAGGCCGAGCTGAACAACCTAAACAACCAGTTTGATGAGAACAAGCAGAAGATCGCCGAATCCGGCAAGGAGATGGGAAACCTCGGCGACGTGGTGAACGGCCTGACGTCCAAGCTTGGCATTCAGCTGCCGGACAGCATGAAGCAGTCCATGAATGCCATGGGAAGCCTCGACGCCTCGTCGCTGGCGCTGGCGGGCGGATTTGCCGCCGTCGCTGCGGCCATCGTCAAAGTCGAGAAGGCCATGATCTCCATGACAAAGGAGTCCGCGGCCTTCGCCGACAACATCATCACCCTCTCCATGCAGACCGGCCAGTCGACCGAGCAGCTGCAGGAATTTTCCTACGCGACCGAGCTGATCGACGTCTCCGTCGACACCCTGCAGGGAAGCCTGACAAAGCTGACCAACAACATGCAGGACACGATGAACGGCACGGGCAATGCGAAGGCATCCTTTGAGGCACTGGGCGTCTCCGTGACCAATGCCGACGGCAGCATGCGCAGTGCGAACGACGTTTTTTATGAGACGATCGACGCGCTCGGAAAGGTGAAAAACGAAACCGAGCGGGACGCCATGTCCATGGATATTTTCGGCCGCTCCGCGCAGGACCTGAACCCGCTGATCATCCAGGGCTCGAAAACCCTCAAAGCCTACGCCGACGAGGCGCACAACGTCGGCTATGTGCTCGACGACGAGGCGCTTTCCGCACTCGGAGCGGTCGACGACGCGTACCAGCGCCTGCAGAAGACACAGGAGGGCGTCAAAAACCAGCTGGCCGTCGAGTTCGCGCCGTACCTAGAGGAATTTTACGGCGACGCGACACAGGGCGTGAAGGATCTCGGGAAGGCGATAAAGGATTCCGGAATCGTCGACGCCTTCGGCATGCTGCTCGAGACCGTCGGGGATATCCTCAATCCCATGTCCGACCTGTCCGGCAACCGCGTCCCGGCGCTGACCAACGCACTGCGGCCGCTGGCGGAGGTCATGGCGCTGATCGCAGACACGGCGGACTTTTTTGCGGGCCTGTTTACGCTGGATTTTAAGAAAATGGGCAATGCCCTAGGCTTTGGATATGCCAGCGGAAACGGCAACAAGTACCAGACACTGCAGGACAGCTACGCGGCAAAATCGTGGGGCAGCAGCGCGTCCGACCTATCCAAGGCCTACGAAGAGGCCGTCGCCCGCGGCGATTCGTCGACCCTCGGTATCACCGAGGACGAATGGCGCAGGCGGTATCTGGGCGGCAACGCCGCCGGCACGGACAACTGGGCGGGCGGCTGGACGCGGGTCAACGAGAACGGCCTCGAGCGGATCTATCTCCCCTCCGGATCACGCATCCAGACGGCTAGCGAGACCCGCTACACCTCCGGCGATACCTACAACACCACCGTCTACGTCGACCACGTCGAAGACCTCGACACCATCCTCCGCATCGCCAAAAACGCACGCATCACAACCAGAATGGGGGCGAAGTAAATGCCGACGTTTACAGTGCAGGCAAGCGGCTCGACAGCAGTCGCGAAGAACCACCCGAACACAAACTACTCGGATCTTACACAGTACAAATTCTTCGTAGAGCCGTTTACAGGAGACGCGGGAAACATTAAGCGAGGGGATAACGTATATATCAACTTCCCTGTGCCGGGCGACACATACAAGTTCAAACGGGTAACAAAAGTAACGCTTGCATTTTTTGCACAGCCAACAGCAGAAAGCGACGCTATATACAAGGGGATTTGGACATATGTAAATGCGTTGGCGAGTCAATTTGATGCGGATGCAATGACATATGCGACAAGGCCTGAGATATACCAGACCTTCACAGGGGTCTCGGAGCAAGCAAACGGAAACTGGACGGCTCTGAATGAAATCATACAGCTAAATGCAGTTTTTGACCTGAAAAATTACAAATCAAAAAAAGAAGAACTGCAGCAAGGAATAAGAAATGGCTTTGTGGTCGCGCTTCGAGGAGGAGAATCAGGGACAAGCGAGGCGATCATATTCGGCGCAAAGTCAACACGGAAGCCATCGCTGGTGTGCGAGTATTCGGACGACACTGTAGGGATAACAGCGGGTGGGTTTGCTCCGACAGCCGGCGCTTTTGTGAACAGATTTGAAAAAAATATGTTTACATGGCGCTGTGACGATGACACAGCCGACTCACAGGTCTGCTTCGCAGAGATAAAGCAAACCTCCGCAGTTTTCGAGTGGCGCGTAAAAAATGCGAGCACCTCAAAGACAATCAGCGTCTCCGGCGCGACGACCTCTTGCACAGTCCCGGCAAACACATTCCCGTCCGGGAAGATCGAGTGGCGCGTAAAGGTGACGGCGAACAGCGGAACGACAACAACGTCTGCATGGCAGGAGATCACAACGGCGGACGTCACACCATCCTGCAAGCCTGTCTCTCCTTCCGGCATCGTCATCGACGCCACCATCGTCAACCGCTTTAGCTGGCAGCACATCATTTCCACCGGCACGCCGCAGAGCAAGGCCGACCTGCAGTGGTCCGCCGACGGCACGACCTGGAACACGCTGGCGACCGTCGCGGGAGAAAACCAGTATTACGACGTTCCGGCGAACAAATTCACAAGCGGAACAAAATACTGGCGCGTGCGCACCTACAACACCGACGGCACGGCCTCGGCGTGGAGCGAAAAGGCCGAGTTTATCGCCATCAACGCCCCATCGGCCCCGTCCATCGTCATCCAGTCCACCGGCCCGCGCCCGCGCATCACCTGGCAGACCTCCGAGCAGGAGGCCTATCAGCTGACGCTCTCGAGCGGCTATGCCTCCGGCACGGTCTACGGCACGGAGAAGGCATGGCGCTCGCCGGTCTACCTCGCCGACGGCAGCTACACCGTCCGCGTCCGCGTGCAGAACAAGTACGGCATGTGGTCCGAGTGGTCTGCGGCCGCGCTGCCCATCTCGCACACCGAGGGCGAGGCCATCACCCTGACCGCCACCGCCGGCCATGAGGCCGCGCTCACCTGGCAGACCGCCGGGAGCTACAATTTTTACCTTGTCGAGCGGGACAGCGTGGCCATCGCCCGCACCGTCCAAAAGCAGTACATCGACCACACCAGCATCGGCTCCGTCACCTACCGCGTCCGCGGCTGCTACGACGAAAGCGATAACTACGGCGTGTCCAATTCGGATACCGTCGAGATCCTGCCCGAGACCAACATGATCTGCGACCTCGAGACCGGCGTCTGGCTCGAGATGCGCCTGTCCGAAACGCAGCTGCGCACCAACCGCACCAGCTTCTCCGCCGGCGTCTCGACCGTCCATCTGGCGGGCCTTGCCTACCCCGTCGAGGAGCGCAGCGAGCAGCGAGACCGCGCCCTGTCCGTCGCCTGCGCCTGGCCGCACGCGCAGCGGGCCGCCGCCCTTGCGCTTGAGGCCCTTGTAGGCCGCCTCGTCTGTCTAAAGGACCGCTACGGCAACATGGCCATCGGCTCGCTCCCGTCGCTCGAGAGCAACTGCGACGAGTTCATGCGCCGCTATTCCTTTACCATTTCGCACACGAACCGAGAGGAGGCGATCACCCTTGACCCGTGACGTCCGCTTCCGCGTCGACGTGCTCCGCAACGGCGCGCCCATCACCCACCTCCAATGGGACACCGGCAGCGCCCCGCAGATCATCGCCAGCCGCGACGCGACGATCCACACCAGCATCAAGGGAACCTTCCTCGTCAACGACGCGGTCGACTACCTCTCCGACGAGCTGCAGCCCGTCATGGCCATCGACGGGCAGGAGACGCCCCTCGGCATCTATCAGGCTGCGACCCCGAGCATCAAGGGCGCGGCCGGTCAGAAGCGCGTCGAGGTCGAGGCATACGACCGCTGCTGGCGCGTCTACAGCAACCGCACCGAGACCATCCTGCACCTGTCCGCCGGTGCGTCCTATCTCACCGAGATCCGCAAGCTGCTCACCGCCTGCGGCGTCGCGCTCGTCATTGCGACGCCGTCGGACGCGACGCTGCAGACCGACCGCGAGGACTGGGATGTCGGCACGAGCTACCTGACCATCGTCAACGACTTGCTGGCCGAGATCAACTACAACAGCCTCTGGTTCGACGCCTCCGGCGTCGCCCGTCTCGAGCCCTATCAGGAGCCGAGCGCGCAGAACATCGACTGGTCCTACGGAACGACGGACCTCTTCCTTCCAGACCGGCATCCGGGGCCGAACTTCTCAGATGAGGAAGACATCTTCAACGCGCCGAACGTCTTCATCTGCGTCTGCTCCAACCCGGATCTGGAGCAGCCCATGGTCGCAACGGCCGTCAACGACAATCCGCAGTCGCGCAAGTCCACCTTCCGGCGGAACATGCGCATCGCCTCGCTCATCAAGGTCGACAACATCGCCTCGCAGGAGGAGCTGCAGGCCTACGCCGACCGCATGCGCAACGAGTCGCTCCTCTCTGCCCGGGCCATCACGTTTTATACCCTCAATGACCCCGGCCACGGCATCGGTGACGTCCTCGCGCTCACGCATGACGACATCGGCGGCATTTACCTCGAGACCGGCTGGCAGATGCAGCTGTCAGCCGGAAGCATCATGACACACTCTGCAAAAAGGACGGTGATTGCGTAAATGGAAGGCGTCGACAGCCTGTACACCGAAGAACCCGAAGAGCAGCAGACCGAAGAACAGCAGCAGCCGTTCCAGCTGGCCGTCATTGCGACGGTCGAGGAAGACGGCCTGACCCTCACGCCTGACGGCGCGGAGGAGCCGACCGAGAAGCATTTTAAATGCAACACCGGCATCAACTTCGCCGCCGGACAGCGCGTGGCCGTCCTCGAACTGTCCGGCAGCAAGGTCGTCATGTTCCCGATCGGCAACCCCGGCGCGGACGCGCCGGCGAAGATCCCGCCCGGCGGCACGGCCGGGCAGGTGCTCCAAAAATCGTCCGACAACGACTACGCGCTCACATGGGGCAGCATCACCGGCCTCCTGCCGACCGGAGGAACGAGCGGACAGATCCTCAAAAAGTCAGGAAATGCCGACTACGCCGTCGAATGGGGCGACATCAACGGGGCTCTGCCTTCCGGCGGAACGACGGGCCAGGTGCTCAAAAAATCCAGCGCCACCGACTACGCCGTCACCTGGGGCAGCCCCGACGGCATCCTGCCGACCGGCGGCACCGATGGTCAGGTCCTGCTCAAAAACGGCGCGAGCAATTACGCCGCCAAGTGGGGCAGCATCACCGGCGCGCTCCCGACCGGCGGCACATCCGGCCAGGTGCTGAAAAAATCCAGCGCCATCAACTACGCTTGCACGTGGGGCGACGTCGACGGCACGCTTCCGAGCGGCGGCACCGACGGCCAGGTGCTCCTGAAAAACGGATCGACGAACTACGCCGCGAAGTGGGGCACGGTATCCGCCGCAGAACTCAAGAGCGGATACAATTCACTGGAGCTGAAAACAAAAACCCTGACGCCGTCCTCGAACGGCTTTGAGATAGGGACATCGAGCTATCCCGTGACAGTCAGGGGAGACGAAATCGTGCTGTATTACAATTCATACCGCTACTGCACCCTTGCGTGCAACTCATCCGGGAAACTGACCGTCAACGGAACAGCCATCAACTAAGGAGGGCATCATGAAATTATACGACATCGCGCTCGCGGCAAAGCCACTGCAAAAGCTCATCGAACAGGACCTGCCGCTCCGGCAGGCCTATCAGCTCGCCATGCTGGCGACCAGGCTCAACCCAACACTCGAATTCTACGGAAACCAGCTCATGAGCGGGCGGCCGCAGGCGGAGCTGAACGAGCTGGACGCCGACACGCTCCCCGAGCTGCCGCACATCACGCTTCCGCTCGACCTAGATATCCGGCTTTCCGCCGGGGATATCAAGTGCCTTGAGCCGTTTGTGACCTTCGAAGGAGCTGATAACGCATGATCACCATCCACTGCTCCCGCGCGTGCGCGCATCTGGCGTCGCCGCCGGAGCTTTTGACGGCGGGGATGAGCAAGGCCGTGACGGTGCAGTTCGTCTTCTCGCCCGAGTGGGACGGGCTGACGAAGACCGCCGTCTTCTCGAACGGCAAGACCACCGTCGACGTTCTGGCGGCGAACTGGGACGGGGATACCGTTCCTGTCCCGCACGAAGTTCTCGCAGCCCCGGGCCGCCACGCCCGCGTGGGCGTCTATGGCGCGGACGAAAGCGGCGTCGTCCTGCCGACCGTCTGGGTGAGCCTCGGAAAGGTACAGCCGGGCGCGGACCCGTCTGGCGACGAGACCGCCGACCCGGCCCTGCC